GAGTGCTGGGATGGCCTGTCAGTAACAATCGCTCAAAAGGCTCAGGTTCTAATGGTAGGAGTAGAACCGTGGCAAGGAAGGGTGGAACCAACATACGACGACACTACAGATATAGAGGAAACGAATGATCGACCCGGAATTCCTGATCCGAGCGCAACAGGAACTGATCCTGTCGATGCAGCAGACGATCAAGATGCAGACCGAAGTGATGATGAGCCTGAATCAGACGATAGTGATCCAGAATCCGAATCGGTTCGGGAGTTTCGAGGATTCTTCGGAGGAAACCCCGGAGGAAATCCCTAGTCTGTTCGACCCAGTATTATTCCCAGATGACGACGATGAGGAGACAGAATAATGTCCGACCAACCCAAAGAGCACAAGGCTGAAAAGGCCCCCGATCCACTTCCGCCGACCATCAATGGTGCGGAAGATGCCGTTCAGGCATATCTCCGTGCAGAGATTGACGAAGATGAACTTCGCCAATACTGCGCCAAGTACAGCGTAGTTCCAGGTGAACTCGTTCCTAACTTCAATCCGAAGTCTCGGCCCGATGCGGCATTCGAGCGCAAGATTCCGGATGATCTGCTCTTCCCTGTAGGTTCTGACGAGAACCCGGTGAAGGATCAGAAGCCCGATACTCTGGAGAATCGTCTCGCAACCGCAGACGAGAAGCAGAAGGAGCGGGAAAAGGCTACAGCTGAAGATGAGAAGCTGAAGGCCAAGACTCCCGTCCAACAGCCTACGCAGACTCAGAAGTAAGTAATGATTGTTGTTGCAGGCTCTGCTGATGCACACCTGATTGAGAAATGGGATAGCAACTTAAAAGCCTGCCAACAACAACGTCTCACGTTCGAGAAGCAGTGGCACGAGAATATGTCGTTCTATTTCGGACGACAGTGGATTACAACCTCCAAGAGCCAAAACGGCGGCTTTTCAATGTCGGAGATGCCTCCGACTGATAGCTGGCGTGTTCGGCACACTGCTAACCGGATTCTCAGAATCATCCGTACGGAAGTGACAAAGCTCACAAAGGAAGAACCACAGTTCTTCTGTGTGCCTGATTCGACGGAAGAGTCTGACCGCTTGGCAGCAATGGCAGGTGATTCCATCGCAGAATACTTGCTCAAAACGAAGCATTTTAACCGGAGACGGTTGGAGGCTACGTTTTGGGCATGTATCTGCGGAAGCGGATTCATCAAGAACTACTACGACCCCAACAAACTAGAACAAGACGGACAACCAGGAAAGATTGACTTTGAAGCGGTAACTACCTTCCATACCTTTGTACCGAACCTACAGTGTACAGAGATTGAAGATGAGCCGTACATGATCCACGCTCGTACGCTGAACCCAGAAGATGTCTATACCACTTATGGAGTGGAACTTGAAGCAGGCACGGATTCCAGCTCGACCGTCATTGACAGCCGCTTTCTCTCGTCTATTGGAATTAAGCAGAGCAAGCAACAGGCTACAAAGCAGTGCTACGTCAAGGAAGTCTACGTCAAGCCGTGTAAAGATTTCCCGAACGGCTCAATGTTCGTCTACGGAGAGGGCAAAATCCTCTACGTATTCGAGGCTCCAGAAATCCCGGAGGGTTTACCTGGTGGAATGCCAGAGCAAATGGCCGGGGATATGGGAGCGGAAATGGGAGGCCCGCCCTCTATCGAAGGGATAATGGCCCAATTGCAGGGTGGAATGGACCCATCAATGGGTATGCCTCCACAAATGCCCCAGCGGCCCCCTGTAGGTTTTCCTGGTATGCCGCCAACTCAGGAACAACCTGTAGAAGATTCATCAGAAATCACGGCTCCAAAGTCTGATGAAGCAGGAATGAAGAGCTACAACCATGAGTTCCCGTATCGTCATGGTCATTTCCCATTCGTAAAGATCGACCACATCCCTACAGGGATGTTCTACGGTGAGTCCGTAATCAAGTCTCTGATCGGGCCACAGAAAGAGTACAATAAAACTCGCTCTATTATGTTGGAGAGCAGGAACCTAGCTGGGAAACCTCAGTGGTGGTACACTGCCGGTGCATTCGACACTCGTAAGTGGAATGCTAAGCCCGGTCTACTTCTGGCTGTGCAAATGGGGTTTGATCCCCCCAAGCCCCTAGAGCAGCCAGAACTATCTCCCAGCGTAAGTAATGACCTGGATATTGTCGTTAGAGACATGGATGACATTTCGTCTCAGTACGAAGTCTCTAAGGGAAGGACTCCCCCAGGTGTTGAAGCTGCTTCAGCTATTGCTTACCTCTCTGAAGAGAACGATACTATTCTGTATCACACCGTACAGTCCATAGAGAATGCTGTGCAAGAAACTGGCGTGCAGGTTCTTGCAAATGTGCATGACTATTGGCCTGAGGACAGAATCGTTCGCATGACTTCCAAGAACCAGGCAATGGAAGTTCGTGAATTCAAGGCCACCGATCTCAACCCGAGAATGGACTTCCGGGTTGAATCGGGTTCGATGGCTCCCAGGTCTGTAGCGGCAAAACAGGCATTCATCACTGAGTTGATGAAGATGGGAGCCATCGAACCCACAAAGGCTTTGCGTTACTTGCAAATGTCTGAGACAGACAAGATGTACGATGAGCTAATGCTAGATGCACGTCAAGCTCAACGTGAAAACGTCTCTATGTCTCATGGCCAACCTCTATACAAACCGGACACAACTACACAACAACAAATTGACCCAACGACTGGTATGCCTACTCCGTCGTACAAGACTGACGTTATGCGTGATCCTATGACTGGAGAACCGCAAATTGATCCAGCGACCGGACAGCCGCAAACTTACAACGTCACTGTTAACCCGTACGACGCACACGAAACTCATGTTGAGGAACATGAAGCATACCAAAAGAGTCAAGAATACGAATTCCTCACGCCTGATATCCAGGCCATCATTCAGCAACACGTAGATGAACACAAGATGGAACTGCTGAAAGAGCGGAACGCAGCGCAGGCTGACGATATTGCTAAGCAGGGAACGTCTGAGACACAAAGTCCCAGAACTGCACCTGACCAAGCACCACCACCACCCGATCAAGGAAGTACAGAAAGTGGACCCAGCGGCAATTAGCTTCGGGGGTTCTGATAACGGAGACTCTTCCGATATTGAACCTAGCCAAGCTGAACCCCAAGAGGATCTATCCCTAGCATCACCATTCCTGGCCAAGATTCCTGCACAAGATCGTGAGGTTGTTGGCAGGTATGTTAAGGATTGGGATGCAGGAGTTACAAAGAAGTTTCAGGACTATTCTGGAAGGCTAAAGCCTTACGAGAACCTCGGAGTTCCCATCGAGGAACTTCAGAAGTATATCAACCTGGCCCGCAATTTCCAGGCTGATCCTGAAAATGTCTTCCGTATCATGTGGAACGGTCTACAGGAACAGTACGGTGATGGATTCGATCAAGAACTAGCTCGCATTCTGCAATTGGAGGCAGAGGAAATGTCAGATGACCAAGAGTTCTACGCAGGTGGAGACTACGAAGAACCAGACCCAAACGAAATCTTCCAGCAGAACGTTTCTCAGGAGCTAGAAGAGTTTCGTGAGTGGCGTCAGAACCTAGAAGCTCAGCAGCAATCTGCTGAGGAAAATGCACAACTTGACAACGTGCTTGACATGATGCATAATAGGTTCGGTGACTTCGATGACAACTGGGTTCTAGTCCGGCTAGCTGAGCACGGTAACGTGCAACAAGCAATGCAGGAGTGGAAGCAGATGTTAGGCAAATACAATCAGACTGGTGCACAAAGACAAGCCCCAAGAGTCTTGGGGGGTCAGGGTGGTGTACCAGTGGATCAGGTGAACGCCAAAAAACTGAGAGGGCAAGATCGGCGCAACGCCGTAATGGCAGCACTAGAAGGACTTGGAGAATAATGTCCGCAACCCTGGCCACAGTTTCCGCTATCCTCAAGGAAATCTATGAGGGTAACGTAAACGATCAGCTCCCAAGTGAGCGCCTTACCATGAAGCGCATTGAGCGTACCGCAGAAGGTACTGCAACAGATGCGGTTGGTGGTAAGTACGTCACTTTCCCCGTTCGTATCTCCCGTAACGCCGGTATATCATACCGTGGTGAGAACGTTCAACTAGCTCCGGCTGGCCGTCAAGGTCTGAAGCCGGCGCAAGAAGGTCTGAAGTACGGATACGGTCGTGTTCGTCTTTCAGGTCCGCTCATTGCTTTGGCAGAATCCAACCGCCAATCATTCACGTCCGCAATGGACATGGAAATGGATGGCTTGAAGGACGACATTGCCAAGGATGAGAACCGGGTGGTTTACGGGCACATTGATGCCGCAGTTGCCTCCGGTATCAAGGCAAAGGTCGCCTCGCCTTCAACTGGTACCACAATCACGGTTGACTCAACTAACCATCTCGACGTTGGAATGGTTATTGACGTTTCAGCCGCTGGAACTCCGGTTTCAGGTGGTGGTGGAAAGGTCATCCAGGCAATCCTGACCGGAACTACTTTCACGGTTGATACCGCTGTTGCTGGCGCAGTTGCTGGTAACTATGTGTCCCGTGTTGGTGACTACGATCAGGAGCCGATGGGTCTTAACAAGATCATTGACGCAAC